TCGACATCGTGGCGAGAATACTAATGACGCCGACACAGAGCGCAGGAGGCTTCGGCCCGATGACGCAGATCAGCCAGAGCGCCGGTGGTTACTCGGCATCAGGAACCTTCCTGAACCCGGGCGGCGGACTGTTTATCAAAAACAGCGAGCTCGCAGCGCTTGGCATTCGTCGGCAGAGATATGGAGGGCTTGGAATCTATGCTGATCCACGGGATCCCGATCATCCTATACAATAAGACGCAAACCGGAACGGATGACTTCAACAGGCCGATCTATTCAGAGGAGCCGGTCACGGTTGAGAATGTGATCGTCGAACCGATGACGGACACGGAAATCCTCGAGACGTTTAACCTGACAGGCCGTCGGGCGACATACCGTCTCTGCCTCCCGAAGGGCGATGCTCATGACTGGATAGACAAGACGGTGGAGTTCTTCGGACATCGGTGGAGGACAATCGGGGAACCGCTGGAGTGGATCGAGGATATGGTTCCTCTTTCATGGAACAAGAAGGTCCGGGTGGAGAGAATAAATGGCGAAGGTTAAGGTCGAGCTGAACAGAAAAGGCGTCGGTGAACTGTTGAAAAGTCGAGAGACACAGCAGATGCTCCAGCAGGTCGCCTCGGAACATTCCCAGGGATGGGAAACAGACACAAAAACGATGGGGACCCGTGTGATCGCCTCGATTTATTCAGACGACAGAGACCAGATCCGTGACGAGCTCGACGCACACAGGATCGTTGGAGGGCTGTGATGATTATCGAAAAACTGGTTATTGATTACTTGGAAACGTGCAACCTCGGCGTGAATGTGTATGCGGAGACACCGGTCGATCCGGAGGACTATTACATCCTCGTCAGGAGATCCGGAGGCTCACAGGCCGATTACATCCGGGACTATACGATCCACACGGAGGTCTTCGGCAAGGACAAGCTCCGGACCGCAGAGATCCACGAGGCCGTGATCGCGGCGATGCTTGAGATGAGGGACCACACCGAGGTCTTCCGCTGCAGCCTAAACAGCGACTACGACGCGACGCTGCCTTCGATGAAGGCTTACAGATACCAGGCACTCTGGCAGATTACAACCTAAAAGGAGAAAAGACATGAATTCTTCGAATGTTACTGCGGCAAAGCCGAAAGTCGGCGGTGCCATTTATTATGCACCGATCGGGACGGCACTCCCGACGGATGCGGTTACCGCTCTCAATGAAGCGTTTAAGGAGCTTGGCTATGCTTCCGAAGATGGCCTGACGAACTCGAACACTCCGGAGAGCGACACGATCCGGGCATGGGGCGGTGACACCGTTCTGACGCTTATGAGCAACAGAGAAGACACGTTCTCGCTGACGCTGATCGAAGCGCTGAAGGAAGACGTGCTGAAGCTCGTTCACGGCGACACGAACGTGACCGGAACGCTGGCAACCGGAATCGCTGTCAACTCGAACGCGAAGGATCTCGAGGATCATTGCTTCGTCGTTGACATGGTTCTGAAAAACAATGCCGTCAAACGTGTGGTCATTCCGCAGGGCAAGATCACCGAGATCGGCGAGGTGACGTATTCCGACTCCGACGCTGTCGGCTATGAAATCACGATCACCTGCATGGCTGACGCAAACGGCAACCAGCATTACGAGTACATCAAAGCGGCGTGACCGCTCAAACTTCAGGAGGCAATTTTATGAAGATCAAGACATCTGACGGCTTCGAATGCGAAGTGAACGAGGAAGCTCTCGGTGACTGGGAACTGGTCGAAAAACTTATCAAGGTTGACAAGGGCGACGTTTCGGATCTCCCGGACGTGATGCGTGACCTGCTCGGAGATGATGGCTATGATGCGGCGAAGAACCACGTCAGAACCAAATCCGGCAGAGTTCCGACAGTCAAGATCACGGAGCTTTTCTTCGAGGTCCTGGCAAGCGTGAGAGACACCTCGGACGATAAAAAAAAATAATTGAGTACATCGCAACGAGGGCGTCTGAAGAGGATGCTCTTTTTTGCGATTTTATGGAGTTCTACGGCATCAGAGGCTTCGGGAGCCTTACTGTGAAGGAGGAGGCGATACTTGCCGCCGGTCTTCCGTTACGCAGCCGGGTGAAGACAAAGAAAACACTCGGAGAGCTGCGGTTCCCGTTCGACCAGATCCTACTGGCGAGCGTCCTGGACCAGCTCCGGATCCTGAACTGGAAGATGTCGAAAAAGAAGAACGCACAGAACTTCCCGGAATCCGTCCTGGACAAGCTGCTGGAGGAACCGAAGAAGGAAGACGAAAAGGACGACGTCGCATCCTTCGACAGCAAGGAAGCATTCGAACGCAGACGCAGAGAGATTATAGGAGGCACAAATGCCGAATAACAACGGTGGAATTGAACTGGCGAAGGCCTATGTGCAGATCATACCGACCACAAAGGGCATCCAGGGTGAACTGAACAGCGCATTGACCGACGCAGGAGAAGAAGCCGGGAAGAAGGGCGGAGTCGGTATCGGAAACGGCCTGAAGACCGGGCTGAAGAACATCGGGAAGTTTGCTCTTGCTGGCATCGGCGCTGCTACTGCCGGAGTTGCTGCGCTAACGAAGAACGCTGTGGATAACTATGCAAGTTATGAACAGCTGACCGGAGGCGTTGAGAAACTCTACGGAACCGCAGCGGACCAGGTCATGGCGTTTGCACAGGAAGCCTACAAGAGCGCAGGCCTTTCCGCGAATGCGTACATGGAAACGGCGACTGGGTTTTCTGCGGCCCTGATCGGATCGCTGGAGGGCGACGTTGACGAGGCAGCAAGGATCACGGATGTGGCGATGCGAGCGATGTCGGACAACGTGAACGTGTTCGGCTCGGACTTTGAGTCGGTTCAGTTTGCGTTCCAGGGCTTCGCAAAGCAGAACTACACCATGCTCGACAACTTGAAGCTGGGCTACGGCGGCACGAAGACGGAGATGGAACGGCTGATCGCGGATGCGAACAAATACCGCAAAAGCATCGGTCAGAGTTCGGATCTTTCAATCGACAGCTTTGCGGATGTCGTTCTCGCGATCCAGAGCGTCCAGGAAGCGCAAGGCATCGCAGGAACGACCGGTAGAGAAGCCATGACGACCATCGAAGGTTCTGCAACGGCAACGAGGGCGGCCTGGTCAAACTTGCTGACAACGATCGCAACCGGCGAGAACGTAGGGCCTGCTCTGGACGGACTTCTGAACTCGCTGTTTGGCGGTCATGACGGTGGCGGACTTATCAACAATCTGCTCCCGAGGATCCAGACGGTTCTGACGGGCATCGGGTCCTTCCTGGTTACGGCTGCACCTATGTTCGCGGAGAAGATCAACGAGATCGTAACGACGCTGGCACCTGATCTGCTGCAGGCCGGAGCAATGCTTCTGAACGAGCTGATCCCTGGCGTGATTTCGATGCTTCCGGTTCTGATCAACACGATCATTCCGATGCTCCCGGATCTGATCACGACGCTTCTGAACGCAATCATCTCGAACCTTCCGATGGTCCTTCAGGCAATCGGGCAGATGGTCAGAGCTTTAATGGCTGCCATGCCACAGATTCTGGCGTCGCTCTGGAACACCATCGTCGGCGTCTGGAATCAATGGATGGCTCCATTCCTGAAGAACATCGGCGCGGTATTCAGTAAAGCGTGGGAAGGCCTGAAGGCCGGAGCAAAGGCCGCCTGGGAAGGAATAAAGGGCGTTTTCGGCGGTATTGCAAACTGGTTCGGGGATGTTTTCAGGCGAGCGTGGCAGGCCGTCAAAAACGTGTTTTCTGCAGGCGGTCGGATCTTTGAAGGCATCAAGGAAGGCATCGCGAACGTGTTTAAGACCGTTGTCAATGCGATCATTCGCGGCATCAACTGGGTCATAGCGATCCCGTTCAATGCGATCAACGGATTTCTGAACACGCTGCGTGGCATTAAGATCCTCGGCATCAAGCCGTTCAGCTGGATCTCGACTTTTTCTGTTCCGCAGATTCCGGAACTGGCACAGGGCGGTGTCCTTCCGAAGGGCCAGGTCGGTCTCCTCGAAGGTGATGGTGCAGAAGCCGTGGTCCCGCTCGAGAGAAACACCGGATGGATCAGACGCGTGGCGGAAGAGATGGAAGACTACCGCAGCGAAACGAACAACCTTCAGAACGTGACGATCAACGTCTACCCGTCTGAAGGGATGGACGAAAGACAGCTCGCGCAGCGGATCGGCGAGATCCTTGGAAGCGAAACCGGAAGAGATCAGGCGGTGTTTGCATGAAATCAGACTTTAACAAGGGATATTTCACTTTTGACAACGAATCGTCGGAAGACTTCGGCCTCTACACAGCCGGATCCGGCGCATATAACAGCCCGGAGCGGATTTCCGAGGTGATCTCCGTTCCAGGGCGAAACGGCGACATCATCATCGACGGCGGAAAGTTCTCGAACGTGGACGTCGTTTTCACGGTCGTCGCAAAGGATAACTTCAAGCAGCAGGCGCTCGATACAAAGGCGTGGCTGCTTTCAAAATTCGGGTACAAGAGACTCGAGGACAGCTTCAACCCGGATTATTACCGGCGCGGAAAGTTCACCGGGAACATCGAATGGACCATCGGAGAGCTTCTGCGGTACGGCTCGGCTGATTTGAAATTCAACTGCAAGCCGCAGCTCTACCTGAAGGCCGGAGAGACACCGGTCGCATTCACGGCAGCCGGAACGATCACGAACCCGACACGATTCGACAGTTCGCCTCTCATCCGCGTGAACGGCACCGGCTCCGGCACGGTCACGATCGGGAACCAGATCATCACGCTGACGGGGATCTCGGAGTACATCGACATTGATTCGGTGCTGATGGACTGCTACAAGGGGACGCTGAACCAGAACAACCTGGTGAGCCTTAGTGAGTTCCCGAAACTGAAACCTGGACCGACTGGCATCAGCTTCACGGGCGACATCACGAGCGTGGAGATCACAGGAAGGTGGTGGACGTTATGATCCCGATTCTTTTCGGATCCGTGGACCTGCTCATTGTTGACGAGCAGAACCGGATCCTCACGAACGAGGACGGCGAACTGTTCACGGTGCCGGATGTTAGGCTGGACTATGACACGCTCGGAATCGGTGCGCTGGGGGAGGCGATCTCCTGCGTTGTCACAGAGGAGCGGAACGGGCGCTATGAGCTGCGGCTGACGTACCCGGTCACAGGCCGGCGCTTCAAAGACCTGAAAGAGGGCGCGGTCATTAAGGCCACACCGTCAAAGAACCGGGAGCCTGACTACTTCCGGATCTACAAGGTCACAAAGCCGCTGTCCGGGATCATTGAGGTCGATGCCGAGCACATCTCTTATCAGCTTTCACACATCCCGGCGATGCCATTCACGGCGGCGAGTGTCGGAGCTGCTCTGCTTGGCCTTAAAACCAACAGCGCGGAGGCGAACCCGTTCACGTTCTGGACGGACAAGAGCACAACCGGCAATTACCGGCAGACGGTTCCGGCATCGGTACGGTCCCGGCTCGGCGGTACTTCTGGGTCGCTTCTGGATCTGTACGGCGGCGAGTACGAGTTCGACCGGTACACGGTCAAGTTGTGGGCGAACAGGGGCGCTGACAATGGTGTGACGCTCCGGTACGGCAAAAACATCACGGACCTCAACCAGGAATCGAACATCG